CTTTTTTCTGGAGCTCTCATTATTCTATGGATCAACATAGCATCTTCCATAAGGGATAATTGTTTCCAAGTCTTTCTACCACCTTCAATCATTGATTTACCATAAGGAAGATAATTTGAATCGGAAAGTAATCTGAAATGTGCTATTTCATAATTTTCAAATTCTTCTATCCTACTGCTAATAGAAAGTTTAGCAGCCCCACCAGAAGTTCCTGATTCTAATTTAAATTTTACGTATTCTGGATTCTCTGGATCTTCGTTTTCTAATCTACTTACATCATAAACAGATAAAGGTTCTACATTTCTAATACCGAGACGTTCATCAACATCTAATCTTAAATAGAAATCTCCATACTTGCACATATTACGAACCCACGCCCATAAATTAAATTCTATATTTAATACATCGTAATATAAATTATGTAAAATTTTAAAAATATTATCATTAGGTGTATTAATTTCAAGTACATTTCCATACTCACTTTTCATAGTAGACTCATCTGCATATATATCTAATGCAGAAGAAAGTATAGCATCCCCATCCATTGATTCGTAATCTCTAAATAACCCAAGTCGTAACGACTTAACTAATTGATTATCTGAATAACCAGACAGTCCTGCACCACCAGTAGAATAAATCTTCTTATATCTATCAATCAATCCTCTGGTTGGTATATATTGAGATTTACTAGTATCAACTACTTTTAATCGTCGTCCACCAACATTCCTAACAATTACGTTAGTTGAAAATAATCTCTTTAATCTACTTCTTAAGCTTGTATCAGCCATTTTTACCTCTATTTATTAATTAACCAAGTTAAATCTTCTTTTTTACTATCAACTTCCCATGTCCAACTATCATTTTCATCAGTCGGCTTATATATAGCAGGATTCATGGATATACCAGAAATAGCTTTTTTCTGTAGTTCTATTCCTTCCGATCTTAAACGTAAAGCGGTATCTCGTATCCACAATCCAATACCAAACGACATTACTAAGTCATCATTATATCCTGACATAGCTTCTGCTCTATTATTGTTATATATAAATACGAACAATTCATCAATTAACCTAGAAGAAGAAACTTCTACTGACTTTTCTCTAAAAAATTCTTCTAATTTTGCCACTACTAATGGTCGTGTTTTCATTGACATTGTAAACCCAGGAACCATTTGTTTTTCTTGTCCATAAATTTTATTTGTCATTTGTTTTTGTGTATCTACATATTTTAAATCTTTTGACATATAAAATAAATTATCATACTCTCTATCAATACATTGTTGAATAGCTGCCCAACCAATTGATGCATTTTCAATAACTAATAATGCATTATTATATTCAGTAGCTATATTAACAAGTAAATTACCAAAATCTTTTGTTCCAATCCTACCTTTATATTCTGCTACTTGTTTACATTCTTCTACTTCCATAACATGAAATGCAGAATAATCTGTTCCATCTCCTCTACTAACATCCGCACTTACCACATAGTCTTTTGTATAATTTGGTGGCTCCCATATCCAAACATTACTATCTATACCACGTTTTTCAATTGGATCCTTAACTTGTGTGGTTTTATATTCTTCCAAAATTCTACCATCAATTACCATCATACCAGAAGTTACAAAGTCACAATCACATTCTTGTGCTGCCATTGAAGGACCCAATAATTTATCTTGATAATCTCTCCATTCCATATCTCTTTCTGGATGTACAGTCCAATGTAATTTTACAATATTCCACTCATTTAAACCATCTTCTGCATCAGTCCAAGTTCTGTGAAACCAATTACCAACACCATTTGGTGTAGAAAGTGCAATACACCTACCACCCAATGCCAATGTTTGAGATGCCGCAGTCCATATTGAATCAATCTTAGGAATAAATGCGGCTTCATCTAAAATCAGTAATGATAATGCTTCTGAACGACCAGCTTCTTCAGAACTTGCTACTGCTTTTATCTGAGATCCGTTCTTATATCTAAGTGATAATTTATTATCTTCAATACAATTTTGTTTCAACCAAGTTGGTAAACTAGCATGCATTACCCTAACTTTAGTGACTAAATTTTTAGCTACATCTTGTTTAGTTGCAATAACTAATATATTCTTATCATCATAAAATGTCATCATCCATAATGCATATCCCGCAGTAAGTGTTGATATCCCTAACTGACGTGCTTTTAAAAGAACATTATAATCATTATTAACAAATTCTTTTAAAGTTTTTTCTTGATAATCATATAAATCAAATTTTATTTTACCTTTTTGTGGATGTTGTATATAACAATACCTTCTTAAAAAATGCACAGGATCTTTTGCACATTTTTTAAATTCTAGACGAATAGCTTCTTTTAATTGTTTTTTATCTGTAGTCATTATTATAAAATATTAGTTATAGAATTAATTGTAGATGTTATCGCATAGGATAAAATTGCCCCATATGTAAAATATAACCATTTATTCTCATACCAAGATGGTTTAACCAACTTAGTTTTTTTTTCAAGTAATTTTTTATCGTTTTCTAAAATATTAATTTTTTCATCTTGTAACGCAATTGTAACACTATCCTTAGCAATAAGTTCCTTATGTATATATATCAACTTATTTTGTGAACTTAGAATATTTTTTAAAGAATCAACTTCAACTTGCAAATTCTGAATATTTGTTGCAATTTTTTTCGATTCTTCTTCAGTAAGTGTAACCTGTGCTGAGCAAAATGCAGTTATTAATAATATTAATATCCATCTCATTATGATTCTAGATTTTCAATTATCTCAATAAAGTTACGACTGTAGAACCGCCTGTTACTACTTTACTCAACGCAATTGGATGGATTTCATTAGCCGCTACTGGGTTAGTGCCACCAACTATTGTTCCACTTCCATTAACTGGAGTCAAAGTATAATTAGTTCCTGTATGCACCATAAATGCCGTACTAAAATTTGAACCTGTTGCCGAAAATGTTGTACTTGCGGCTACTGTCTCCACAACTTCTCCATATGCATTTTGAGTAGTTTCAACTGCTTTAGTTCTATTAACAAATGGTGCGTATTTTGCTGTTGCCATTATTTACTCCTATTTTTTTGCAAATTTTCTTAAAAAATCTTCAGCGTCTTTAGAATTTTTAATTTCTTTGCGTTTTTTATTACCTCTTTTAACACTCTTTATTTCTTTTTCTATATTTGCAGCTTTATCTTTTAAGTTTTTAGATTCCTTTTTTGCAGATTTAATCTTTTTATCGACTGATTTAATCTTCTTAGTAGAATCTTTTAACTTCTTATTTATTTTTTTTACTTTTGCTTTTTTAATAGCAGAAGCTTTACTTGATATACCCAAAATAGATAAAATAAAAGCTATTATTTTTCCCAAATCTACAACTCCCGTTTTATTTTAGTTATATATCTAGCCAATTCCTTCCTATCCAACCCCAAACCATCAATTATTTTAGCTAACGCTGCAATTTGTTTCCTACGATTTAAATTAGCGCCTTTTATAGCAGTAACAGCCTTATCTAAAAATCTCTGTGCTTGAGCTGGTAATTTTACATCTAGTTTATCTAACCCACCATCACCCTGTTTTTCTGCCATAATGGATTTGATTTCTTCTCGTATCATATTTCTAAGTTTCTTTATATCTGACATGAACTTCTCCTATTATATATAATCCTACACCTATAAATATATAAATATATTAAATTGATTCTTCCAATTTTTTTATATATTCTTCAGCTTCTTTAATTTCTTGATTAATGTGGTCTTTATCTATTTCCCACTGCTCTTCATCTAGAGAATACCCATCTGGTTTAACCTGATTAAGAAAAGTAACTGTATCTGGAGCTTTTTTCCACTCTTCAATAGACAGTTTCATTTCTTTAAGATAAGATTTTTTATTTTGTCTAACAGTTTCCTTGATATGATCATTTAATTTTCCCTGTACCGCTAATTTATTCTCAAATTCTACCTGACAATCCAAACAATGATTATATCTACGATAATACTGACTATCAATCCTTTTTTTCATTATCCTATCACATTTAGGACAAAACCAAGGCGTTCTAGCTTCCTGTAAAATCTCTGATCTTTCATCTTTTATTTTTTTCTCTATTGCTTCTTTTTCTTCTAATTCTTTTTTAAACTCTTTATCAACACCACCTACAAATATTCGTTTTTCAGGCGTTCCCCCATCCATAATATTTTGTAATGCCTCATTCTGTCTTTGATTTTCTTTACTATATCCTGCCATAATAACCTCTAAAAGTTTAATAATCCCAAAATCTGGTTAACCGGAGCGAATGCGCCAGTAAACTTATATGTTTTACCTTTATACTTAAAAACTATACCCTCTGTCGGAACTATTGATTTCAATCCACCAATTCTATTCAATTTATCTAATTGAAGTTTTAATGTTTCTATTTTTTTAATATCTTTGCCACTTTTTACCTTAGATATTGCCCCAATTACATCTTTTCTTATCTTTTGTACCGCGGCATCTGGAGATGCTGCTAAGTACCCACTAATATTTTTTAAAATTTCAGTTCCTACTGCAAAAAATAAAACTTCAAAAGGTCTCATATTTTGCTTTACCATTTTTTGATGATCTACCTTATCTGTAGTTAATACCCAATCTAAAAATTTCGGAAACTTTTTAAAATCTTTTTTAATTGTGGATATTTTATAACTCTTATCAAAAAATGCCCATCTTTTAACAAGTAATTTATATGATTTATTTGGTATTTTTACTCCAAATTGTTTTTCTGCGTTAAAAATAAATTCTTCCCAATACTTTTGATGATAAAGTGCTAAAGTATCATTATCCTTTAATGCATATTCTTTTTGTAATTTATTTAATCTACTTAAAAAAGTTTTCTTCTTAGTATCAAAATTTTGTGATTTAGGAACACTTAAAAATTGTGGTTTACCAATTTTATAATGTTTTTGTATATGTTGATTAACTTGTTTAATCATTCCTGCTAACATTCTTGCAGACCCTTTAGGCTGTCCCATAGGATTTCCACTATCATCATATTCTAAAGTACCGTGAAATACTATTTGTGCTTTATCATAATCTATGACATTTGATGACTTAGGCCACATAACTTCAAGATTCATCCATCTCTTACCATTACCAAAAACCTTTTCCTTTTGAGCATCCGATAACGCTCCTATAGATTTACTTAAATCTTTCATTGCAAAAACAAATGCATTTTTAATATCACCCCTACCTGCAAATTTAGAAGCAACACCTTTAGTAGTCATAGCCTTTTCACCAAAATTCTTTAATTGTCCTTTGTTTCTAGCTGTAACTAATTTTCCATCTTTCCAACTAATCATTAAATTTTGACCATCTAATTTTTCTGTAACACCATCTTCTCTATTAAGATTTCCGCCCAATCCATCAGTAATTATTTTCTTTAAATCTCCAAATGTCAAATCTTTGTCGTCAAAAGGATGATTCATATGTCCTGCTGCTCCACCTTCTAATAATAAATCTAAATCCTCAACTATTGATATTTTTTCAGACAAACTTTTTACATATTTTTTAGCCGCCTTATCTCCTTTATTTTTAGCCACCCATTGAACTGCACTTTTACGACTAATTGTTTTCTTTCTTCCTCTTGGATTTGGATTCTTTACTGTATCTGGTGCAGATGTTTTTGGTTTCTTTTCAGTATCGGCTTTCTTTTGTTTCCGAGCTTTATATGCTCTATAAGCCCCAAATGAAACTCCCGCCGCCATTGTTCCAACACGACCAAAAGCTTTTACATAAGGTGCTGTCAACCCTGTCGCTGCTCCCACTGCAGTTAATACTAAAAACTTAGTTCCCATTTCACCACTAAATAACTGTGCAAATGAAACATCTCCAACCGCCGCCGCTGTCGCTGCAGCTGATAAATCTAAATCATATTCTGGGTCTCCGATAAAAGTCATCTTTGTCCATGCGTAAGTTACCGCTGCTGCCGCACCTATACCCATTACTCTTTTTAGTTTTGGATGTTCTCTGAGATAATCATCTAATTTAACTAAAGACTTTTCTTTCTTTTGCCCAAATTTAGTTGTTGCTAATTTCTGTGCTATCTTATCAGGTACATAATTAATAATTTTTTGATATGCTTTAAATCCTTTCTTAGCGCCCTCAAATACTTTATCCACACTAAAATCATTTAATTTAGCAACAGAAAAAGTATTCTTATTCATCATAGACTTTCTAACTTTATCTAATGGTTGTTTTGCCTTCTGAGACCAATCCTTCAAGAAGTTATTAAACTTTATTCCTTCCTCTAAAGTCATTCTTTGGTCAATTTCTAAAATTTCCTCTATCAATAACTGGTCTGTCCACCAATCTTTAGAAAATAACTTTGATTCTTTTAAATCAGTATTTTCTGTTTCATCATCTGCTCCAGGTAATACTGGTTCTTGTACTTGTACTTTTAACACATTATCTTCTAAACCTAACCACTTAATAACTTCAAATCCTAAATTAGACAATACAAAATTTAATCTTTCTTTATACTTGTTATGTAAATTACGTTCACTCTGTCTACCCTTTATTCCTACAGTTCCATAAGAAGGTGTTGGCATAAATCTATAATTTAATGTATAATCAAAAGCTGGGTCATGTGCTTCATCAGCAAGCATATAATTTAAAACTGTCCATCCTGTTTCTTTAAAAATAGAATCTAACCACTCAGTAGATCCTTTTTTATAATTGCCAAAACCTTTATAATAATGAGCGGGCCCATCATCTATAGGAGCATTAGTCTGAAAAGTTGCTTCATTCAAATATTTTGATACATCTACATCTACTAAAAATTCATTTATAAGTTCTTTTGTTATTACAACATTTTCACCAAATAATTTACTAAATTTATTAGTCATCATATTATAAACACCTTTATCAAAATAACCAAAGAATTTTTTAAATCTCCGTTCCCTATCATCTGCATACTTTGGTGAACCTAGTAATTGTCTCATAGCAGTACCACTTACTTCCATACCACCTGCCTGTATAGAAAAATGTGGAGCGGTTAAAATATATCCATGTTTATTATGACCCACTAAATTTTTCTTATTCTTTTTATAATCTTGATAATAAGTTTTTTCACCACCCTTTTTTGTACCACCAGATAATCTATCAGCATCTTTTTTACCAAAGATATAAACAACTGCAGTAGTATCTTCTGTAAACTTTTTAAGTGTATTTACCGCGACATATGGTTGTCTTTCTTTAACAATTTTATTAGATGGAATTCCCATTTTAAGCATATGTCGTTTCTTCTCTTTAAAATTCATTGGATGTTTAGGTAGTCTTTTAATATCTGATGTAGTTATATACGCATCATCAAATTGTTTCTTCATCCACTCATATACTTTTTTATGATGAGGTCCAAATGGTTGAAATCTACCAGCATATATTCCTACTACTTTTTTAATTTCTTTTTGTTCTTTTAATTTTTTACCTGTATCGGTTTTTAGAAAAGGGCCTCTTCTAAGTGTTTGAAATTTAACAGGTACTTCTTGACCAAATAATTTCTTTGGTGATAATATTCGTAATGTAACTTTTTTATTTGGGTTATCCACTTTTATTGTTTCAAACTCTATCTCTTTATATTTCTTACCTTTATGTGTAAGATTTTTACCAGTTATAAATTTTTCAACCTTACTACCTCTTACAGCAAATGCTTCATTAACTTCTTCTCCAAGTAATCTTAATAATTGTATCATTACTAATGGATTGTTAGAAAGAAATGTTTGTAATTTACTTATATTCTTAGCATAATTTTTTGGTAACACTTTTTTATCAATTAATGCTTTCAATGCCTTTTTCATTTTTGGTTTATTTACAAATTCTTGTATTTTACGATACTCATCATCTTTTCGTTT